CTACGGCAAGAACATCCTTAAAATACTTTGCAAGAACTACCGTTCCCTCGCCGCTGTAAGAACCAATCTCAACCGCCCTACCAGTTGCACCCTGTTCGTTCGCCCACTCACACAGCTTTGCCAAGCCCTCCGCTTGGAGGGCATCGCGCATTACTGGTACTTTCATCAAGCAAATCTGGCAGATTGATTATTTCTTGTCGAGAAAGTTCTTGGTAGTTGTATTGCCTTGGGCTTTTGCGATCCCATACCAGCTACGGGCATTGTTTGGTTGGGAGTTGTGGTTGATGCTGTTTGTGTAGCCTGCATACCAGGTTGCATATTAGCAAAATTATTCATCGCGCCTTGGTTCAGAGTGTTGCTGTTTTGCATTCCTTGCTGGAGAAAGTTTTGGTAGTTCTGCATTTGCTGTTGCTGGCCTTGTGGATTTTGATATTGAGATGCCATTGCACCCTGTTGGCCTTGCGGTGGCTGAATCGGCATTAAGGTTGGCATATTTGTATTTGGATCTACTGGCATATAGCCTGCCCTATTTGGATCTACTTGGACATATCCTGCCGTTGAATTTGTTGATTGTTGGCCTACATCATCTATTCGCGTATCAAATTGACCCGCTTTGGCGCGGGCTGTCATGTCTGCAAGCATCTGGTCATATCTCTGTTGCGCCATAGCTGCATCAAAATTAGGATTACGCACTAAATCAAACGGTGCTGGAGCGGGTTTTCGTCTTAGCATTGGCCTAGGCGTTTGTTTCGGTGCTGCTTTTCTTCTGATTGCCATATTAAATTACCTGTGGTTGGGGTTGCTGTTGCATTGCTTCTGGAGGCAATTGTTGCCCCTGTTGTTGCATCTGAGCCTTACCTGCATCACGAAGCTGTTTCTGGATAGCGCGGGATGTGTTGGGGTCGATCTGTTCCAACGCCTGCAAGTGCTGTTGTAAGTGCGCCATTAGAACTTGCATTGCGCTCTGATCGACCTGCTGTTGTCGCTGTTGAGCCGCTTGGTTAAACGCGAAGAGAACGGATATATGCGCTTTGTGATCGTCGCTAGGCTTGATTGCGACGGGGAATCCAGTTGCAAGCATAGTCGCGATTTCAGTCGCTTGATCTTCAGCTTGATCGCCAGAGGCTGCGTTTGGATCTTGGAAGAGTCTGCGGACCAGCGAGGGATCGTCTTGTTCAAGCACTGACTTTACCAATTCGCCTTGGTTGATGAAAGGATTATTTTGGAACATCTGCATTCGCGACACAGACTTCTGCAACGCAAACTGGCGGTTGATAAAGTCAAGTCCACCCTTTGGTTCAATCGAATACTCATCGTGGATACCTTCGGGTGGCATTGAACCAGTTTCTTCCGCATAGCGGTACATCAAGTCCTTCTTATTGTACTGCGTGTAAAGCGACCAGCACTGTTTGAAGAGATGAGCTAGACCCATTCGGAACATGCGATTGCGTAAATCGCCAGAAGCTGCTGCCTGCGACTGCAACGCTTGGATCTCGGTAGCAGTCTTGCGATCCGACACCTGGAACTGCGAGCCAGCACCAAAGTCTGGATTGCCCATCCGCTGTTCGGAAAGCAGACGCTCTTCGAGCATCAGTTTCTGGAAGTCGAATGGAGGCTGGCTGAACTGAACTGGCTTTAAGCCCTGTGGCAGAATCTGCCCAGGCTGCATCTTCAGGTTCGATGTGTTTAGCGAGATAGGATTCTGTGCTTCGAAAACTGGGCGGTTGGCAAGCTCCACATAGTCAGAGAGACTATTTTTTAATTTATTGAGGAGGTTCTCATTCGGGAGGAGTATCTCGGCCACACCTCGTGGACTGTACCAACCGCCACCAGTAACTTCATAAGGGAAATCTACGAAAGGTGGTTCACCGTGACGATACGGCAATGTGAAAGGTTTGCGTACATCTTCGGTTAAAACAAGCGGACTATAAGTTTCAACCTTCCATCCGTCTTCGGACGGGGTGTACATTTCCCAAAGGACAATACGGTCGTTCTCAGCTTCTTGAGTAATTCCCTCACGCCTGTAAATCTCGTCTTGAATCTCACTTCGTAAGCCCACTGATTTGGAGGCTTTACCCGAAATTGTTTTGATAAAGTCCTCATCCTGCTTGTACAAGGGATTTGCCTTATAGGAATCGACACTCGTTGAGATGATGTGAACGATGAAATCTGCATCTTTGAACTCCTTGGTATAGGAAGGAACAATAATATGGAAGGGATCAATTGCCTCAAAGTCAATGCGCTTCTTGTCCTCGTTCCAGACTACCTTTGACACGCCCCGCCCGTAGAGAAGCAAGTTGTCAATTACGGAAACAATCTCTTTCTGGAAGTTGGTACGTTCGCGCATCTGGTAATCAAACCAACGCTCGGCTGAAACTGTCAGCGGAGCTAACTGCTGGCGCATCGGAACAAAGCTGGAAAGGATGTCGTTACCAATCGCGCTGTTGACGAATGAAGGCTTTAACTTCTCAATCGCTGTGTCAATCAACTGAACGTGCAGGTCGGCGGCTGTAGGCCAAGGCTTGACCTTGCGGCGTACACCAAAATAGCGGGCTTGGTAGAACAACCGCTGGCGGTTCTCCCAAGTCTCGCGCTGGTTAAGAGCCTCAATGATTCTCGTATAATATTCTGTTCTTGCTGTATCTTTAGCGTTCATTTGTTGCGCTCCACTTTAAGTTCGTATGAAAGATCGTTGACAGCATTCAAGGCTTTCCTCGCCCATTCGCGTGTGCCAGGTGTGCCTCTGCGAATCTCGTTATAGTTTTGGTCTTTCATCAACTCTTCAACTATTCCTGTTGTGTGTGTCACTGGTGTTGTTGTTGCGCAACCACCAAGACTCATTACGCAGATCACGCTCAATAGCTTCGCGATTCTTGCGCCAATCGGTTTCAAGGTTTTGTGTTCGCTTTTCTTTCCAACCTGGAATGATGCGAAACACGGCTGCGATGATCTCAAGGATTGCACGCAGCACAAAAGATTATTTAATATTCAGTCCGACTGTCTTGAGGAAGTTTACGATCTTTTCCAAGAACGTATCGTCCGCTGGGGTCGGTGTGAGTTTTACAATGATGCGAGCTGCGAGAACGATGCCACCAACAGCGGCTACGATCTCTTGCCAATTTGAAGTAATCCAATTCCAGATATTCATAGTGTTTATCCTCCTGGGTCAAATCCAGCCATGACAGGATCGTGGGATACCATCATTTCTTGAAGTGACTTCCAAGTTGGACGTTCTATCTGAAATGTCAAGTCAAGACCGACATTTGTGCTACTGAGGCACAAGGCCAGCGCGTCAGCCCTATCGGGTGAGGCTATGCCTCTGGCACGCATTGAGTCCTTAGACTCCACGCCAAGCTTGCCCTTGCTGTTGGTGATTGTACGCCTGCAGGTCAACTGCGCTGTCAAGTCCTCATCCTCTGGCAATATGATCTCGGCATCCTCAATCTTCTTTGCCATCCCATACCACATCTCAGCCGATCTATTGGTATAGGCGTTATTGTCGTATGCCGTAGCCCCAAAGTTCACGCGATTGACTACCCAGCCAGACTCAGCCAAGGCATCACACATAACCATGCCCATACCGCCCGAATCAGCGTAGATGTTGTTTGCCTCCAGCCCAGCCTTCTTAAACTCGACTATAAACCTGCCTACGGCTGCCATCGTGTCTTTCTCGCGCCAAGCGATCATAGGTAGAATCTTGTTGCCGTCACTTATGCAGATCACGTTCTGATCGCCACCTGCTGCGAAGTCCACGCCTGCTATGCGTACACTTGGCTTGAATCTGGGTGGCGTGTTGTAGCAGTTCTGTAGCTGGGTAAGGCTGATAACCAAGCTTTCCAGCCCTATGTCAACAAACTCGCCGTAGATCATAGATCGGGTCAGAGGGTGCTTCTCGCCGTAACGCTGGACTACCTCATCAATCTGAGTCTGCGTGATGTGCGGACAATCAAACGCTGTAACTGCGTGCTTCTGCCACATATTGGCTTCCTTGGTAAACGCTCGATAGAACGCACCGCTAGTCCCGCCTGGGCTGGATGCGATTAGCAAGCGGGTTGGTTGACATCGGCTGATAGCCTCAAACAACGGGTCGGCTACGGTCTTGGCTTCGTCCACTACCATCAGCAATGGATGGTATTCGTGGTCCTCTGCGTGCCAGCCTTCAGCACGCCCTGGGTCGGTCGCTGAGTAGCCTATAATGCGTGATGTGTTGCCGTTGGGGTGGAGGTAGCGGATCTCGCCAGATGTGACCTCCCAAGCACCACCAAGCTTGGCAATGTGATTGCGCAGGCTAGGCCAGAGTTGGCTTTCGACTTGGCGGAAAACGCCTGCCGTGGTTACAGCGATTGAGCGCGGGTAAACGAGCGCGTGCCATATCAAAATAGCCGAAATGACGGTGCTAGTCTTGCCAGAGCCGTTGGCTGCACGCAGGGCTACGCGACAGTCTCTAGGCTCTAAATCGCGTAATACCTTGCGTTGCCAGTCATAAAGATTGATGCCCAATACATTAGATGCGAATGCAGAGGGTTTAGATAGGTCTTCCAGTATCTCTTCTTGACTGCGCTTGGGAGGCTTTGGCATTGGTGATGTTTAAGACCTCTTTTTGTTTTGAGCCAGAATAATTTGGGGGGGTTTATGCGTATTAAATGGGGGCTGGGGGATCGGCGGGTGGCGTGGTGGTGGGCGGATACTTGGCTAGGGATTCGGCTCTTGGCTTTCTTCGTCTCATTTGCTTGTGACGAAGCTTAGGAGTTTTTGCTTGTGTATCTTGTTGTTGTTCAACAGAGTTGGTCTTGTTGATACAATACTTATTATTCGACAAATCATTTTCTGGTTTGGTAGCAACTGGTTGAATATCAATATAGTTATGACTGCTTTCGATTTGTCGCTTTTCTGGAGTCGATGTGATTTTCTTTCTGCCCGCGATGCCCGCGAGTAGCTGCGCCAAGTTCCCGCTGATGCCGTGGGTGACATCCTGGCTAACTTGCAGTCTGGCAGAGGGTTGTGCATATCCGTACACTCGCTCGCTCATCCAAGCCTTTGCCTGCCAGCTTTTCTGTCCCGCCAATTCTATGTCTCGCAGTAGGGAAAGCTCGTGCTTTTTTCTGGCGGACTCTACACGCCGAGCGAAATCTGGCTTACGGCTTGCCCAAGTTTTAATCGTGGAAGGATTGACCCCAACTAAAGCACCCGCCTTTTCTAAGGTAAATCCAGACCCGCACGCCGATATGATTTCCTCGGCCAATTCTTTAGTAAATATCTCACGCCCATTCTTAGCCTTTTCTGGCGCGGTGGAGTCCGCTGCTTCATCCATAAGTTTTACTTCTACCACACTTTGACTTAAATAAAAACTATTGACTGATCCAAGCGGATGGCATAAGTTGTCAATCGTCGAGGGAGAATCCTATCGGATTGCCCAAGGCATAAAAGAAAATAAGGAGACACAAAATAAAATGAGCGCACTATACGGAACAATCGAAGGAGCTAAAGGAATGGCGACACGCTGCGGGCATCGTGAGTTAGTGACTCACTCGGCCTGTTGGAATGGCGCAGTTAGAGTTGAGTTGCAACACGACAAGAAAACCAATTCAACATCGTATCGGGTTGAGTTAGTGCCTTGGCGTGGAGCTGGGGAAAATAAGTTACTTGCTGAGGGAGTAATGGAGACTCTGAAATGACTTGGGGAATCTACAACACCAGCGGAAAACTACTAAAGAAGTTCTCCTCTTGTGCGTCTGCTCATCGCTGGCTGCTCCGAAACGATTTGGAGTGGAGTGGATGCGAGATTAGGACGCTGAGAGGTGAATGGATAATGAACCCGATGAGAAAGGAGGAGAATCAGAAATGAACTCGACACCGCAAATCTATGCTTTGGGGTTGCTACACGGAGGACTTTTGCTCGGTTTCGTCTGGCTAGTCTGGCCTAAGAATCGGCGCAAATAGTCCCGCCTTGTCTTCTCCTTTAGCACGGGAGAAGCAAAGGATGGATTAAACCGCTAGGTTTACCCACTCCAAACGGCAGCGCAGTCATATTGATTGCGCGAATGAAAGAAAGAAAGAGGAATAGAAAATGATTAAGACAAGAACAGGAGCGCAAAGATACAACGCAAGGATGAGTAGGCTATTCGAGGAAGCGGTGCGATTAAAGAAGCATTATGAATCCATAACAGTAGTTATTGACGTTCGCGGCGGTGTTGCTGAAGTAGTTAGCAAGCCCCAAAATATAAACGTAGTAATAAGAGACTGGGACAACATCGGGGCGTAATGGACAAGAAAGACAAACACCATGACACACCCTAAGCAATTAGATGAAGCTGGAATTACTGAAAGTTATCTCCGAAAGATGGCCAAGAAGGAGGGCGTATCTTACAAAAGAGCGGTGCAGATAGCGATGGAGCAATGGGGAGAGTATTCCCTGAAGCTGATTAACAAGATGATGGCGGAGGAAATTAAGACAAGATAACAACCCTGCCAAGGGTTCAAACCCCAACGGCTTTCGCGCTTGCTAATAAACGGCAGCGCAGTCATAAGGAGAATATGAAAACTAAAAAAAGAATTAGCAAAAGAATAAAAAGGATAGGATGCTTTGAATATGGTTATATCAGAAAGCCATCCGAAATGTTGGGAACGATGTACCCACACCGCCCGCATTGGTGGATTCAGCATCTTGGTAATGGATTGGATGCAATATATAAAACCAAGCGGGAATGTTTTGAGTGGATGAAATTATGGGATTTGAGATGAACGAAGACGAAATTATAAAAGCCTACCTTTCGCGCCTAGGCAAGAAGGGCGGGAGCGTCAAGGGATCGTGCAAGGCTCGCAAGCTTTCGCGGGAGCATTACGCCAAGGTTGGAAAGTCTCAGCGGGAGCGTTGGGATAAGTTTCGGCGGGAGCGTCAAACGGAAGCGTAGCCTTTCGCGGGAGCGTTAGCCCTATAAGGGTGCTATAAACGGCAGCCTAGCGACCAATACGGCAACAGCAGGCTCGGTTTCCTAGCTCCTCAACCTTGAATTTGACCACTGGAAGGTCTCGGGCATCACATTTTGATTCAAAACGCCTAGAAACAGGCTTTCTGCTCGATTCTGATAGGTTGTGGCGTGTTTTTTTGGCTACCTTTGCCATATTACCAGTTTTTGCATGACCACGCGCGAGCTGTTAGCTTGCTGGGAGGGTTGCTGTCACACTTGTGCCTAGCTCTAAAGCTACGCCTACGCTCTGGATTGCTCTTCTTAATGGTCATCTTTGGGTCGCCGTAGCGGATAACCTTGCTTTGCCCATCCTTACACGCTCGGACTACAAATTTACGCGCCTCTCCAGGTGTACGCCTAGGGCTATTACAAGGCAGTTCTCTAGGATTCATCATCTACCTCATCGGTATCCCAAACCTCAGGGCAAGCATCGTGGAGCGATTGGAGTGCCTTCTGGTGGCTTTCAAAGAATCCCGATAGCCTCTTAACCTGCTCTGTAAGGCTATTCCACTGCACTTCAAAGACCTCATAGGAGCAGTTGGCATTCATATCGTCTACCAATTGGCCTAGCAAGCGTAGCACGCCATGCAACTGTGCATTCTCACGTTGAAGCAGGGCAATGAACTTGTGCGCTACCTTCAACTGCTCTCTATCGTGATTCAAACCCACCCTTCTTGGCTTTCATCATGCGCCACACCTTGGGGCTGATGGTGCTTTTAGATTTAGGACGGCTAGTGCCAGCCTTACGTCTGGCGTTAATGTTGGCGTATAGACCTGGCTTTGAGTTTTTCATTTCACGATTGTACCACACCCACCACCTGATAACCAACTTCGTTCCTTGGCAGGTGTGAAGGTGTGCGAGCCAGCCCAGCCCAGCCAGCCTTGTTTGTTCATTTAGGAGAACGCTACGGAAATAGCGTAGCGTAGTAGGGACAGGACGGACTAAGGAGTCCTGTTCCTACTTTTCCTTCGCGAATTATTCCTTATATATATAAGGAGTCTGGTAGCTCAAGAGATGATAGTGTTTTGAAAGTGGATTAGAAAGTGGTCTGATTGGCTATATACAAGCCACTGTCAGACAATATCTTATTAGCTTTATGGAGGCGTTTAAGATAGCGATAAAAGGTACTTTCCGATACTTCCAGCTTTTCAATGATATGGCGGCATAAATCGCCCGCCTGCCACTGCTTGCTACCCATCTCAGTTAAGAACCTTTTATCGTCAACCGCCTTGTGTGCGCCTGGCTTCTTTAGCTTATCTGGATTGAGCGCAAAGTTGGCTTGGAACAGCGGGTAATGCCACTGAACGACAAAGCTATCTACTGGCGGGAAGTTACGCAATGTGATGTCACAAGTGTAAGTCTTCTCATCCTCCTCGTGGGCAGTCAGAACGACCAACGTATCTGGATTACGGGCGAACACGCCCGACCCACTGAAGCGGTCAATCGACTCCGCGCCCGACTTGTTACCCTTGCTGAAGTGGTGTGAGAGGATGATCGAAAGATTGTGGCGGGTCGCTAGGTACTCAAATTCGTTCATCAAACTTGACATATCGCCCGCGCTGTTCTCATCTCTCTCACCCATCAGCATATAGTTTGGGTCGAGGATGATAGCTTGGTAGCCCTTACCTTCAATCTGCTTCTCGATCATAGGACGGATGAGAGTCAAGTCGGCAGCGTGGCCTCGGAGCGTCCACACATCAAAGTCATCGGCCTTGTCTTCCAGCCCTTTGGCTTTGATAACATCGGCCAAACGATTGCGGAACGACCACTCTTGGATCTCAAAGTTAATGAACAACACCCGCGACATCTTGCACTGTTGCCCCCACCAAGGCACGCCAGCGTGTAACGAAAGGGCTAGGTCAATTAGACTCCAACTCTTAAACGCCTTGCTTCCACCACCCAGCAACATCTTCCCACCTCTATGCAGCATTCCCTCAATTAACGTCTCTGGTGCGGGTAAGTCTTCCTTAACAAGTTGTGCATAAGATTTGATCGGCGGCCACTCGTCCGTCTTCGGTTTGATACCAAGTGCTACTGCTGGCTCTATCATTTTCCTCCTTTGCAAAACCATAATAGGCTTTGCATTTTGTCTTCTCTCTTTGCCCCAGGAATCCTAACGGGTTGACTGGGTTTGAATGTTGCAGGGTCGCAGCCCAACGGAATAAGAAAAGCTTTTAATTGATCCACCCATTCGTTCTTTGGTGGCATCTCAAACCAACCATGCAAGCTCTTCCCGCCAGTATCCACGACAGCGTGTAGTTTCATGCTGAATAAATCGCGCATCAGTTGGAACACCGCGCCCATCTCTGGCTTGGTGAGTACATCCGACTCGACAACTAAGAACACCCTATGCTCAACCGTATCGTTGGATCGGCTGACTGTACCCTGCTTGTAGCTCGCGCCAGTTGTGTACTGCCCAATCGGTTCATCCAGCTTCTTCCACTCGTAAGCGATGCGGAAGTTCTGTGGATGCTTACCGCTGTCTGTGACGTTGCCTATCCAGATATTGTCAAGAGCGTTGAACAGCGACAGGAACAACTGATAGTCCTGTGCTGGATCGCCAAGCTGGGTTGGGCTTTCCTCGTACATATCCGCTGGGTCCCAATTGTAGTGAGTCAAGTATCTTTGCTTGTTCGACTCGGCAATTGTCTTAATCCTATCCAGCACCTCTGAGTGCGGGTCTTTCTTGATGACCAGCTTGGGTACGGCTGTGCCACCCGACATAATGTTTACTGGCTTGTAGAGAACATCGCTGGATATAGCTCGGCGAAGCTTACGGTTAGCCTCATCACGATACGGCGTGCAGGAGGTATGCCAGCAGAATATAGTCGGCGCGCCATCTACGAACACCGTTGTATCTCTGATGCGGGTGTGGCTGGTATGCGCAGCCTCACCTGGGCATTTGCACAGCCCGTGATTCTCGGACTGCCAATCGACTTGGCCTACGATCTCTTCAGCTTGCCGTTGTGCGGTTGTCATCCGTCATAACACCCGCAAGGCACTTCGTCTGGCAGGTCCTCAAATAATTTCATTTGGCTTGCATCTGATCTGATTAAGTCTTCCCACTTCCAGTTGCGACCAAGACCAACCACAGTTTTAAGGTGAGCATTGTTTTCCATTGCTATTGCTCTTTCTGCCAGAGCAGGGTGGTTCTTGGCAAGATCAAGAACTTCGTGCTTCTTCATTGCTGGACAATAAAAGCACGATGACTTGGCTGGCTTGAATCCAGCCTCTGCCACAACCTCAACGCACTTCTTTCTACCCCAACCCCAACGCACTAGCGGGTACTCATAGATGTACTTCTTGTCCTCTGGTATTTTCCCTCGGTGATGCTCGCCAGCGTCATACCCAATCAGCTTCAAGCATTTTCCACCAGCCTTCCAGCAATCCTTGGCTGGTTGCCAGTTGTTGACGAACTTATCCTGGGGCTGGATCTTATACTTCTGCGAGCAACCTTTAAAGCCATAGGCCAGACTTGGCAGCATATTCTGGCGCAAGCAATTCTCTTCGAGAGTTTCCTTGGCGTACTTCACGGTAACCACTTCTGGCATATCGTGCTTAACCAACCAATCAGAAAATATCTTAACAAACTCATAAGTCTGTGGTAGCTCGCCACCAGTATCAGCAAACAAAATGAGGTCTGGAATGACCCCGCGCTTCTGCATTTCAATCAGCATCGCTGCTGAATTTGTCCCTCCTCCGAATGATATGATTAAAGGAGTTTTCATAGAAATTCAGTTGGGATCTTGGTGTATTCGGTATAATCATGGATGCAAGCTTTACTTATTGAAACCCTTGATTGAGTTCCAAACTTATCGAAGGGAACAATCAATTTGAATGCAACACCCAAGTCTTGATTAAGCCCAACAAGAAACCAGTAATCAGATGGAAACGTATCTGGATCGGACGTTGCCTTGAATCCGTAGCAATTTTGTTTGGATGAGAACGTGGCAGTCTTTATGTGGAATCCTCTAAATGTTCCATCATTCATTGCGACTATCCGATCTATCTTTGTGTGCGGATTGATTGACCTCCACGCATTCAGCCCATTGCTGATTGCCCATATATCAAACTGCAACTCGCCTATCTCGCCAACTTTGTGCGAGTAGTGCATAGCATCAATTGACAATGCTGTCGTGCTTAATGTTTCTGTTTCGGCTGCAAAGCCAAACAGATACTGTTCTGGCTCTTCAGCCAATCCACTAAACATCTTTATCTCTTTACTCATAGAAATTCAAACTGGCTCTGATTCAAGGGGTAGACACACTGAGGAAACGCCCGATGCAAGATCTCCTTGCATACCACAACGCCAGTTAGTTATTTGCTTTCTAGTTCTATTGCCTTTCTGGATGCCTCAACAATATCCTGCGCTGTAATATTCCGCAGGGCGTTACACCAGTATTGCGTCTTGGGTGTTTTGTTACTCGCATCCTTGCACTTAGCCTGCGGCAAGCCAGCGTGCGGACGGCAAGGTGCGTGTGGGCAGGTATCGGGTTTGAATATCGACACGTTCTTACTATAGTAGGTCATGCGATCCGCTGGGTCATACGAACCCCACAGCGACACACACGGCGTATCCAATCCAGCAGCCATGTGATTGACTGAGCTATCTGGAGCAACAACAAAGTCAGCCCCACTGATAATCGGGAACAGCGAGCGCACAGCCTTGGTGCAGTTGAATAGGTCAATCACTCGCGGATGATCCACCTTAAAGTTGTTTGAGTTATCCAGCCCAATAATAACAGCGTGATGTTTGGGGTAAGCCTCAAGCAACGCCAAGACCGCTTCCTGCCCCATTGTCGGCGGGTAGGTGCGGGTAGGACCGCTAGACGAAACATGGTAAGCAAAGAACGGACTAGGCAACGGCCACTTGCCCATCGCCTTTAGTTCATCGTGGTCTGGCTCGATGAGATGCAGAACTGGCTTACAATACTTAGCCATACTCTTCTCATCCCAAACACCCATCCACTCATAGATCCTCTGGTAGCAGTTGCCAGGACCAGTGCCTAGCTTTGTGTTGCCTACCTGTCCGCTAAACAGATCGTCCGTGACCAAGTGCGCATCAAAACTTTCCCATGCTTCAAGCGATGCAGGCAACGGCCACAGCTTTGCACCCAGCCCAGCGTAGAGAGGCAGGTTGCGAGCAGGAGCGTAAACTTCCACAACCCCACCCGACTCTTGCACCAAGTAATTGACGAAGGCAGTAGCGATGATCGCGTCACCGATTGCACCAGCGCGGTAAACGGCTGTTGCCCCACCAGCAGCTCGGCCTTTGTAGTAAGGCTTGATCTTGTGTGGGCAAGGGATTGAATCGTCCCAGGTTGGTCCAGTTAGCTCATCGGGCAACACATAGGTAGTGCGTGGATAGAGCATATTGTCATCAACTTTGTGAATTGCGTTTGTGTTATTTGTCCATAGTTTCATTTGGCCTGCCTTTCTATTTTGTGCATGAAGATCGGAGTCTGCTCACCTACATAAGCTCCTGCAATATTAAAATCAAAGTATTCCAAGGCCTCATCGTATTCCATCCCGTCCTTCATACATATCTTGACAATCTTATCAGTATCGTAAATCGCGCATAGACTACCGCCAAACGAATTGCCAACGCCTACAATCGCGTCATCGAATCCGTCAGCGAACATAATCGTTTCCGCCTCTTCGCCGTACTCATCCACAATTTGATCGCGTATGCTCATTCTTCACCCACCACTTCCTTGCAGACTAGGCTGGCCGCATCCACCATCGTGATGATCTGGATCATATCCACCGAGCGTCCGTGAGTAGCGCGGTTACGCTCCAAGACAAGCTTCTCCCTGGCAATGGCAAGCATGTCCCTTGCCCACTTCAATCTGTTCTTGGCCTCTACATTCATTGTGCATCCCTTTCTTTAATGTCATAATAAAACGAATCCGTATCCTCCGTCACCCACTTGTCACTCTGATTCTCTACGCTTGGCAGGTCAGTATCAACCCGAAACTGCTTTAGGTTATCTGGCAACTTCTTGGTAACCCAATTCGAGTCACGCCAGAAGATTCTGTTGTTTGGCATACAAAGTAAGTAGCCATCGTCACCTGCGAAGACGTGGCCGCACTTGTAATCTGACGGCTCATCGCTGTACGGATTGTTAAACCAATCCACAGTAAACAAGTATGTACCCCATACCTTAGTCGCATCCCGTAGCAGTATCTGCGCGCGGTGGTAGGCCAAGAAGCTGTACTCAGTCACAGTCACGTTCTCGCTGAAGCAATCCCAAAGCTGTTTGTAGTTGAATGGGATGTCGGCCTCTGGCTCGTGAGTGTAAATCTCCGATAGCGGTACTCGACTCCGCAGCATTCCAGAGTCAGTCATAACGTGGAAGGTTAGGATTGCCCCAGCGCAAGACTGCAAGGCAAACACATAGACGTTGTAAAACTCCTTGTCCTCCTCGTTCTTGGTGAAAAACGACTTCCTCACCATAGCCTTGAAGCTTGGTATGTTCTCGTTGAGCGTTGCCATTATCGCCAGGCAGGTCCAGTGAACCAAGCCACCAACACCCAGCGTGTACCCCAGATAGGCGCACGCGCACGATGCTCTAGGTAGGATGGAAACCAGCAACCTGCTCCTTGCTCGCGGACGAACTGAGCGTTCTCCATATCAGCCTTAACCTGCAACCCTCCTCCGATATACTCCTCTGGCGCGGATAGGTTCACCACCGCCGTCAGCTTTCGATCAGATCCAGTATAGGTATCGAAGTGCCACTTGAATCTCTGGAACGGAGTGTATCGCAGTATCTGCAACTGTTGGATGCCCTGGATGTCGAATCGCCATTGCTCGGCATTGATGCCTTCCGTAATCTCGCGCATGATATTATAGATCCAGTTGTAATGCTTGGCGTAAGGTATCCAGCACGACGAGCAAGTTCGCGTACGTGATATCGTACGTGTCACCCCATCCTTCGACAGCACTGGCGCACGCTTCATCCCGATCACTTCCGCATCCTGGCGCAGCATCTCACACTGCGTCTTGGTTAGGACGTACCTATCTACTGAAGCGGTTAATACCTTCTGCCTGAACTCAGTCATTTTACTTCCTCAATCACTTCCATCAAAGCCTTATTCAGCGCATACTCAAAGCACGCCTTCTTGTCTTTGACAATATGCTGGCGGCCAGCCTCTGCCATAGCTTCGTACAGATCGTCGTCAACATTGACTGTAATCTTGACTGCATCGTACTCCTCAACCTTTAGAAGTTTGATATGCTTTCCAGTTTTTCTTTTCCTCATAAGTCCAATTCCTTTCTTATGTAGTCAATCAATTTTAAGATGATGTACAACGCACAGTAGATTGCCGACAAAGTCAGCGAACTGTAAAGCACAAACCAACCGATTACCCAAACAACTCCAGCCAGATCAAGTAGGCAGAACATAGTCGTTTTCCCTTAGTTTCCGTAACAGCGTTCTATTGTCGATCTGTACCCCACTGGCTCTGCACCACCAGGAAACAACTCCAGTCTTAAAGTCACGCAACAGCTTCTGCACTTCGTGTGAGTTCTTGTACTCCAAGGCATCGTTGAGTGGAACGCCTTGGTGGCCCTTAACAATCTTCATGCCCTTAACCATCCCTCGCTTGCGTAGCATCCGCAGGTCGCGGATAGCTTGGAGTGCAACCTCCCCAGCCAACTGCTGCACCCTATCATCGTAGTCACCGCGACATAGCTGGGTCGATCTCAACGGCCTAGCTCCACCAGCTTCGCTTCGTCAGCTTTGATCTGGTTAGATAACTTAACTAGATCATTTGACTGACCAGCGTAATGAATAATCATCGCATCCTTGTAGCGGTCCAAGCCAAAGTGCGACTCAACGCTGGTCATACAATTGAAGGACGGGTCAAGCTCGGTTAGTGGGATGTTCCACAAGTGCGCCATCACGTTGAGCCAGGTCTGCTCGGCAAAGTGGTTAGGGTGCAGGCCAATGGGCGGCATTGATAGAACACCAACCGCCTTGGTATGGACTACGAATACTCCAGTGTTGACATAGAACTTCGGCTCGATCACTCCGCCGAAAGCTCCCGCCAGCTTGACCATATCTGGCTTGCGATCCAGATAAGCTCCTTCGTCAAAGGCACAGAATACACCAGCATCATTGGATAGCTTCGGGCAATCGGCTGTAATCAAAACATCTGCGTCAACGAATGTCACTTGGTCGTAGCCCTTGGTTGCCATAATGTTTCCAATCGCAGACTTGGAGTATTGCGCAGGATGAGTAAGAGGCTTGTCGATTAGAATGAAGTCAGTGCTATGACGTTTGCAGTACGCCTCCATCCTCGGCCTAGTCAGATCAATAATCTTCTGCCAATCCTCACCGAACGATTGAGTTACTAATGCTTGTTTCATTTTACGTTCTTCCATATTTTTCCATGCTCATCCAGCGCGGATGACCAGATCATCATCTTGTTGTAGATACTGTAGGCGTAGCCAAACCTCATCAGCGTGAGGCTAATCAGATCACCGATCT